TATTGGAATAAATTGTGATGGTGAAGAATGGTCACAATTAGCTAATAAATTGAAAGAATTTTCTCCTTATATTATTACTGCTGATTATAGTTCATATGGTCCGAGGATGTTGCATGAAGTGTTAGATGCTACAATATCTTCTCATATTGCATGGTATGAATTTTGGAATGATAAACATGGTGTGGCTGAAGAGGAAATGGAGCGGCAATTTAAGCAACGCTATACAATGAAATTTGAAATGAAACATGCTTATCATGTATATGGAAGAATTTTGTTTCAGTGTGTAGTTGGAATGGATTCTGGAAATAATGGAACTGTCATTATTAATTCTGGAGCTAACTCTATATTTATTCGTATGATATATTTAGAGTTGGCAAGAAAACATGCGCCACATTATGCAGATTTATTTTGGTTTAAAAAATTTGTGATGTTGTTTACAAATGGTGATGACTTAATAGCTGCTATAAAGGCTGAAATTATAGAATGGTTTAATAATGAAACTATAATAGAGGCTTTTGCATTGCATAATATTAAAATGACAGATGCTTTGAAGAATGGAAAAGTGAGAAAATATTGTTCCATTGAAGAAGCGACATACTTGAAGAGAGGATTTGTACAACACCCTACTCGACAAGGGCAATGGTTAGCACCACTGGAAAAGAGTTCAATTACAGATACTGCTAACTGGATCCAAAAGTGTATTGACTTACGTGGAGCATCTCTCGTTAATTCTGAGATGAGTTGTCGTTTGGCATATACGCATGGGGAACAATTTTATAATTATATTGTTTCGCGAATTAGAGAGGAATGGCTACAAAAGGGAGTCAATTTTCAAGCACCATCGTGGTTATCATTAGATAAACATGTGTGGGAGGGGACAGAAGGTCCCTTATTTTATATAGCTAAGTGATTTAGTTATTTTAACAGTCCTTCGTATGTGACAGGGTGATGAGCCAGGTAGCGAGAAGTGAACTGTTTGTTTGTTAATTGTAAGATTTAATAATAGTGGAGAAATTTTAGAATTTCAGTGAAGCTATTATCTTTATATTCACAAAAAAAAAAAAAAAAAAAAAAAAAAAAAAAAAAAAAAAAAAAAAAAAAAAAAAAAAAAAAAAAAAAAAAA